TCAAGGTAGACTTCTTTGTAATTACCCAAAACTTGTAGCTGCGTGGCAGCTTCTACAATATAAAACATTTATCTAAAACCTTTTCCCTTAAATCTACTTCACAAACTGTGTTGGGTCTGTCAAGTATGTTCGTATGTTTGGCAAAGACTCCTCAAGCTGAGCTGTCAGTAGTTCGTTTTTATACTTTGCTCCTATTACAATATACCCATTTATTTCTTGGTCTGCAACAGGTCCTCTTAAAATCCACAATGTTGAACCTAACAAATAACTTGGGTAGTGGTATTTTGAAGATTTTGCTGCTAAATCTCTGAAGGTGCTGTTAGATATTTCTAATATAGTGCCTGTTTGCTTGTGCTCAGAAAAGTACCTAGTGTATATACCTCTAGAGTATTCCACCTCGGTAGGACCTTCAGTCTTGGTAGGAATCTCTACTGTTGCCCTAATTCTATAACCAGATTCATCTTTTCTTAATAAATCGTACATATTCTTGGCAACGTACAGTTGGTCAGGCGATCCTTTCTCAACAGTAGTATCTCCAACAATAAGAACATCCTTGAGACCATTTCGCTCACCTGGTAACCCTGCAAAATACTCTTTTGTGTCTGGATCTTGGTGGTAAGTATCTCCAGCAAACTCTAATCCACTATCTTTGAATACTATTGGACCTGTGTCGGAGTCTACCTTAAAAACTTTATAAGATGATTTTGGTTTGTAGATTGCCATTAGTTTTGCTGTAAGTTTTGTTCCATATACTTAAGTACAACTGCATACTTCTCTAGTCCTTGTTCTGATTTTCCGTATACATACTTCTTAACTACTTTGCCTGACTGGGTTACTGTAGCTGGTACCAGCACCTTAGTTCGACTGATTTTACTAGTAGAGCCTGGAGATGTGTTTCCATCAGCTAAGAAAGCTATTCCGTCTTCTATCTTATAAACCACAAGGCCGTGGCCTCCGGTATACTCACCTTCGCTATTCTTATTACTAGACTCTCGAGGCCACACAAGAATGTCTCCAAGCTGTGCTTCTATTAAATTTCCTTGGTGTATCATTGAGAAGGTTACCCACTGTCCGGATTGCTGTCCTTTTAGAGCTTGCAACCCTCTATTAACATACAAATGATGAGCATATGTTGCTTTGAACTTAGCTCCTATTGGAGCTTTAATAAAGCTGTTTAATATAAAAGAAACATATACAGCACTCCAAGCTTTTCGCCAAGTAGTGCCTTTGTCATAGTCGTAATTTTTATTGTAATTTTTCCAATATGCCTCAATTGGATCGTATAAATTTTTATCAGCTTTAGCTATTGTAATTGCGTCAGTTGGTTGCTTGTTCCCTTCCCAATATGCTTTATGATGCAATTGAACACCACTTGTTAAGTTTGCAAATAGGTCTAGGTTTCCGATACCTCTTCGGTCTGAGATAAGTCCTGTGCTTTTTGTATACATGGTAAAGTCTTGCTCAGATGCTTCGTTGGCATATCTGATGATTACATGATCAACACCAGTAGCTCTTTCTTCTCTTTTTTTTACAATTTCTTTTTTAATATCTACTATGTTAGCAGACTGTCTTGGATAGTATTGAGATTTTAATACAGTTTGCCAACCAGATGCATCTACAGTAGCCTCTAGGCCTGTAATTAGCACTCCTACACCCCCTTGTATATTAGAATACGTGTATGGAAGTAGGTTGGATGCTAGTAGTAGGGAATTTAATATCTTAACACCCGAAGTTCCATCTAGTGTTAGTGTGGTGGAAAAGGGAACTACTACCTGTCCGTTTGTGGGTATATCACCTGAGTATCTGTTCAATACTTCGGTAACATATTTATGATGAATTTCTCTAGCATATTCAAAAGACTGAGGCATCCATCTACCTTGACTATATACAATATCGTATAAAGTTTCAACTTGAGATAAATCATCATTGCTTAGCGTAAAGGTATCTTCTGGGGTTGATTTGCTAAAACTTCCGTGAGGGTTTCTGTTTGTTAATATTCTATCCTGTAAACCTTTGTTAAACCTCAAAAAGCCGGCTTCGGCATTGTTTTTAGATTTGTAATCTGTTTGAACAGAAATAGCTAATGATGAGGCCATTTCCGGAGTAAGAGCACTTGATAGTGCTATATTTCTTAGTATACTTCTAGTTCCTATTGCCGAAAGGAATAACTCAGATTCATCTTTATTGACTTTATTAAAATTAACTCTATCGATAATTGCAAACTTACCATCGTCTTCAAAGTACTGGATAGAAAGCTCCATAATTCCAGCACATGCTTGATTTATCGATTGATTAATCTTTTCTACAAATTTAAACAATAAAGTTTGAGGTATGCCATCTTTTGTGAAAGTTTGGAGACCTGTAGAGTTTATTAGGTTGGAAACCATAGACACGTTTAAATATATGTCAGTAACAGAGTTTCCTACTTCGTCTTTTGTTTGTTTTTCAAAAAACGTCCCAGCGTCTTTTATGTAGTCGTGAACTGCGAAAGAATCTTCCATAAATGCCATATCTGTTGGCAATAGGCAAGATGCTGGATTTAGAGACGCAAAAGAAGAGGCGTTAGTATTAAAGGTAGAGGATCGGGATATGTCAAAACTAACAATGGGATTACCATTATTGTGCAACATAAACCTATTCATAATCTCAAGAATGAGACCATACTTCAAATAGTACTGCGGATTTTGCTTTTGCTCCACAACTTCCTCACCTTCTTCTATTCTGATTTCACCCTCAGAGGTTTTTTGTAAGGATTGAGATAGCCAGTTAATTAGCCTGAGTTTTTTGTATTGGAGTATGTCTTCGTCTTGTGTTTCAAAGAGCCTCTTAGTATACTGGTTGCCATCTCTCAGTTCCGTTAGATCAAAGTCTGCCAAAACTATGCGATCTTCTGTTGTGTTTGTTTTTTGAGGTAAGTTTGATTCCAATACCGAGACAGCTTCCGTAAAGATATCTATTTCGAAAAAAGTAGACAACGCTGTGCGAGATTCATAAGACGGAATGGTTTCAATTTTATTTTGAAACTCTTTTAAGAGCTGCTCTCTTTTTTCTTCATTTAATAAAGAAACCTCTCTCTCCATCGTTGTAACATCAAAAAAACCATCACCACCAAACTGTAATCCTGCTGGGCGGCCTGCAGCAAAAAGGAAGGATAGCCATCTTGAGGTAAACTTTTCAATGTTTGATTGATCTAAACTGTCTATTTGAGTACTTATCTTAACAATCTCTTTATCTAAAATTCCTCTCTTATACTTATTGTAGAACTCTGCATCATTGTCTGATACTGGGAGAGCTATGTTTATTGATTCGATAATCTCACCAGGAGATACTATGTCCGTTCTACAGTCGTAACCTCCATCCGGTCTAAGACTCCATCCAAAGTTTTTTACAAAACCAAATACTGCATCATAATCATGGCCGTACTGTTTCTTTCTCTCATTAAGTTGTTCTAAAATTCCTATAAGAGTATTTGGAACTGAGGTGCCATTCTTTCCTAGGATATCGTAACCCTCTTCCATTTCCTTTACTGTAATATTATCTACAGTTCCATCTAAATAAAGAGACCATCCCCACTCTAAAAGAACCGACATACCTGGTCTCATATATAAAACTTCACATGCATCTAAATCCTCTTTGGACCATACTTGAAAAGTTACTGTGGCTGTACGTAAACTACCAAACTGATTATGAGAGGTAATTTGCATATTTTGAATACCAGGACGAGGTCGGATTCCTAGTTGCTCAGAAAGAGTGTGACCCGCTGGTAAAGACCCTTGGTTATATTGAGATGTTAGTATGTACTTGCTCGCTAGCTCTGAAGCTGTATCAACACTAAATTGGGACCTTTCTGGAGATCCTATTACATCTACTGCTGAGGTCATCTTTATCCAAGGCGTCCTATTAGTATAATAGAAAAGAGCTTGGTCGGATGTTTGACCAGATTGGGAGGCACTACCTCGCTCCTGTAAAAGTTTTACCTTTCTTTCTATTGCAAGCTTAACGCTGTCTTCAATAGGATTTGCTTGAGTATATGACATTATAACTGGTTTTGAGCATTTTTACTCTTAAATCTTTCTATAATATCCCCAACATTTACCGGTATTCGCAACTGTTCTCCCTGTTTTATTGCAAAATTCTTTCTTGAAATGTGGGGGTTGGCTACTGCAATTACCCACCAATACTCGCTGTTTTGGTAATATTCGTTGGCTAAAGTATCAAACCTATCTCCTCCAGTAGTGATTACGTAGAAATCATCTGAGCTGTAAGGAATAGATGGGTACGATGTTGTAAGCAAACGAGTTGTTTGCTTTGGTCTTACTTCTTTTATTGTCTTATACCTACTCATATGCTACGAAAGAAAATTTCCTGCAACTATGTTGCTTATGTTTGCAAGCTGAGCTTGCTCTTGTCCATTATATGTAGTACCAATTGTTGGTTGACTAAATTGAGGTGTTTTGTTTTCCAAAACAGTAAACTGTACACTCACATCTAATACGTGTGGAAGAATACTGCTTCTCTCTCCAACTTCCCATGGAATATTGTCTGCTACGGTAACACTCACTCCCGTAATAATACCTGGTACATCCTTTACTACATCTCCGATTGTAAGCTTAAAAAAGTTTCCTTGCATATACCCACTCTCATTGTATGTTGGAGAAGCAAAACTCTTTAGAGTATTCACTTTTTGGTGCATTACTAAAAGTTGATCATAATTAAATGCTGCGGTTTTGAAAGTAAAGTTTACACTTCTTCCTCTGTTATTAAAGACGTACAGCATCTCTCCTCTACCTGTGTAACTAAATCCTGACCAGTTACCTGTGACACTATCTTGTATGCTACTAAAGAACGACCTAAATCCTAAAGCTGGACCCATTTCTACTTGACCGTTATTTAGGTTGTAGGTAGTAAAATAAAAAGGTACTATATCTAATTCAGTAAGCTCATTGTTGCTGTCAATATAAACCCTACTATCTATATCTGCTTTCACATTTTTGTTATGATAGTATTTTGAGGATATTGGAGGTGTTCGACTCACTGTGCCTCCATACGCATCTGGTATGTTGTACGTTTGATTAAACACCGATTGTATTCCCTTTCCTTTATTAGCAATTCCTAGTGGATTTATATTTACCTGTCTAGTAATTGCTGCTAGCCTTCTCAAGGCTGTTGCAGGATCCAAGATAGCTTGCTTGGCTGCAAACTCCGCACCTTTTGAACTTGTTAATAATTCTACTAATCTATCAACATGAGACTGTGCTGCTGCATACGCAGAGTTGCCGATAGTAGCTACCTGGCGTTTGATTGAAAGTTCTGATTTTAGATCTATTAGTGGCATATTATATATCGTATAAGGTTCGATGCATTGCAACTCCTTTTGTTAAAACTTTACCAACTTGAGTACCGTCCATTTGAATTGTAGTATCTTTCTCTTCCATTACTCTTCTAAGCATTCTAAGCTCTTCAGCAACAGCACCTCTTTCGTCAATTTCTTTTTGAATTTGAGTTCGCTTTGATTCTCTTTGCGCCTCTTGCTTGTCTAGGTATCCAGTAATACCTCCATAAACTGCTCCAAGTACTGCACCAGCTGCTGCTCCATAGGGTCCTGCTATCATACCAAAAGACGCACCCATACCTGCTCCAGATAGTGCACCACCAAAAGCGGACATACCTGCTGTCTTTGCATTACTCTTAACTGCTTGACCAGCTAATCCTGCTACAAGTCCACCTGCACCTATCCCAGCCATCTGAGCTCCTGATAAAGACTTTCCACCCATACTAAAGCTCCTTACACCTCCTCCAGCAGTACCTCCTCCTCCAAAAGCATCTTTCACATACATTGCAGTAGCTGGTGTTAGTCCTCGAATCGCTTTGAATGCTGCTAATCCAGTCCCTAACAATGCCCCTCCTACAGCAAGTACCTGAGCAAATGGGGACTTAGCTAATGTACCCACTACCTTTGCTACCGTCTCTATCATTGGAGCAAACTTTACAACTGCATCTTGGAAAGCTGCTCTAATTTTTTGAGCAGAATCTTCAAACTGCTTAGTTGCCGATACTTCTTCTTGAATGAGCCTTAATGCTGCTCCGTCTGAAATGCCTTTATCTTCCGCAAGCTTCTTAGCTGCTTGCATTTGTTCCACAGTAAGATCTCTTGCTTGAGCTCCAAATCTATTTGAAAGCTCCTGCTGCATTACCATGTTGGCTAACTCATCACGAGATAGTCCTAATGCTTTGGCAAAAGATTGCTGTTGGATAGGTAGCATTGCGTTTAAGTCTGCTGTAGTGCCTATCTGTCTTCCTATCTCTTCTGCTAAACCAACCTCATCACCCATGAAGGCTAACTGACGAGCTTTGTTTAGGTTTATGTCTCTACCTAAAAATACTTCAGCTTCCAATTCAGCTGTGATAGAGCTTTCGAAGTTTACAAGATTATCAGCAATACCTCTAATTTTACTAAACTCAATGCCAAGCTTTTCGCTAATAGCTACTGCTTTTGCAAGTGCTGTTGGAGATTGCATAATATAGGAAAGGGTAGCACCTTGAAGGTTGCTGATCTTCTCTACTACTTTTGCCAATGGTAGATTAACTCCATATAATCTTCCGGTTTCATTTGCTGCTAATGCTAGGGATTCTGTAAACTCTGTAGAACTTCCTCCTGTGATTGTTATAATCTTCTCTAATCTACCTGCTGCTTCAACAGAAGCACCTAGATACTCTGAGTTTCGTATAAAGTTTTGAGATACCTCACCACTCGTTGCTACACTTAATCCTAAAGAATTTACAAGTTGACCTTGAGCTTTTACAAGATCAATACTGTTTATTCTTACGTCATTGCTCTCTGCTGCGATTTGAGAAAACTCTGCTCGCATCTCTCTTGCTGCTTCAAATCCTATACCAAGGTTACGACTAATGTCCTGAGTTTGGTTGCTGACATCCAGCATGGATTTAATAAGTGCCGAAGGTCCTGCTACAGTTGCAATGCTTTCCATTACCGATAAAAAACCAGCTGCTGAGTTACCTGTCTCTTTTACTTTTTTAGCAGCTTTGCTAAATACATCTGAGAGTATCCCACCTATACCTGGTATGTTTTTTAAAGTACCAGCTATATCGTTATATACTGCAGCTTTTTTGTTCAAAGCTTCTTGAGTCCTTTCAAGACCTTTAACTTGCTCTTCTATTCTCTTTTGTTCAAGTACTCTATTTGCTTGATTTACCTTACTAGCCTCTTGTTGCAAATCAATTTGTTCTTGAAGATTCTCGAGCTGAGTATCCATTTGATCTGCTAGGGATGCTTGGTATTTTGAAGACTCTGTACGACCAGCTGCAAAGTTTGCAAGAGCTCGCATAGTAGCTGCATTTTGCTTCTCAAGCAATTTTTCGTACTGCTTTTGCAGACTGTTGAGTTCATTGATCTCTACTTTACCTGCACTCTCAAGCTCTTTACGTCTACTTTCTAAGTCCTTTTTGTTCAAATCAAATTTATCAGCCATATCTACTACTAGTCTTATACCTTATAAATAGCAAAAGCTCCTATTTTCTAGGAGCCTTCGCAATATAGTCTGGGGGCGTGATTTGTTGGTTTGATTGACTAAGTTCTTGAATTCCTTGAGCTTGCTTTGAGGCTTTCTCTTGCTCTTCCGCTCTCTTTTCGATAAAGTCCCTAATCTTATTGTAAGTAAAAGTTCTTAGCCATATAGGCATATTGTATACAGTATGCCAATCGTATCCTCCATTGCCATGATAGACAATATCGTGAATCATAGAAAATATGTGAGGTCTATCTTCAGGCGTCAGGCCAAAAAAAGTTCAATGTGATCGGTAGATCGACGTCCTCCTCTTCGCCATTTACTTCTAGAGTAACTTTCATGTCAACATCTGGTTGAATGCTATTGTAATACTCTCTAAATGCTCTTGCATCTCTTGCAAGAAAGTAGTTGTCTACGAAGTCTCTAACGTCCTTACGTTCTCTGCTACCATCAACCTCTGTGATCATGTGCTTCAATCTTACAGTAGATTCTGGAGCGTTGTCTTTTTGGATCTTTTTAAGACCTTTAATCTCATTATCGATCTTTTTCTCAATACCGTGAGTCAGCAGTCTAAACTTAATTTCAATATCTGCTGCTGGTAGGGTAAACGAAAACTCTGTTTCTGGACCTTGATACAAGCTATCCTCAATCAGACGGTTGTCCATCAAGGATAAATCAACAGTGTGGGTCTGTCCTCCATAGGTAATCTGATAATCCTTACCATACGATAGAATACGAGCTGCTACCATAATGGCATTCTTGTCTCCCACTAGGATATCGTCGTAATTGATATCCGATACAATGAGAGCTTTTAACAACCTATCGATCACTGTACCATTTTGAATGTAATTGGCATTTGTTAAGATATCCTCTTCACGAGCAGTCATGTACTTCATCTCAATCTTTCCAGATGATAAAGCACTTTCCTTTGAATACATCAAACCTTTTGAAGGAAGCTCTACTGCTTCAGTAGGTAGCTTGAATTTTGATTCCATATACTTATTTGTTTAAAACGCGTTTAGATATAAATATACGGAAAAAAGAAACCCGAGACAACAGCCTCGGGTCTTTTTATTAAAATAAATGTAATCCTACTATTAGAAGTTCAAGATACAGTAGTCCATTCCGATTGTTAAATCGATGTTGATTGCTTCTGTACTATCCCAGCTGTATGCTCCAAAGTTAGAAGACTTAACAAATGCACCTTTGATCTGCCACTCACCTACAATATCACCGACAGGACCTAAGATGTTGAAAGTTAAATCTTTCTTATAGAAGTCTGAATAACCAGCTCTACCAGTTACAGATTCGTAACCCAAACGAGCCCAATCCATTACTGCTTGTGAACCTGCTGGAGAGATTGGATCGTAAAGATTCAATGTCATATCTTGCCACTCTCTCCTACCTGCACGAATCTTTCTGTAGGTATTAATGTGATTCAATTGAATCTCACCATCTGTGAAGTTTGGAGATGACACTCCCTTAATCATATAGGTTGGGATATCCTCAACATACATGATAAATCTATTCTGTACTTTAGGCTCAAAAGCCTTGAACATAATCTCTTGTGAACTAATTGTAGGCATGTTCTATCTTTTTACTTTATTATAAATAGGTTAGGCTCCGAAACTTGCACCAGTTGGCTGTACAACAAAGTCAAGAACAATAAACTCAGCAGTCTTAGTTGGTTGGATGTAAATCTGACCTACCAATTGGTTTCTGTCAATGACATCTGCTGTGTTGTTTGTATCGTCCATTACTACTCTGTAAGCATACAAACCTTCACGCTGTACTACGCTATCCAAGTAAGGATTAACTGCAGACAAGAATCTGTTTCTTGTAGCGATTGTGTTTTGTTCGAATACCAAGTTATTAGCTTGACCACCGATGAATCTCTTCAAGTTGATCAATAATCTTCTTACGTTTACTCTATCTAAAGCTGATGCTTTAGTTTGAAGTGTCTTTTGACCGTAGGCTACAACACCCTGACCTGGGAAGGTTGCAAGTGGGTTTACCTTAGATATATACAATGTATCACGATCTGCTCTTGAGAGCTTTCTTTCTGTGCGTACTACACCTGGAATGCCACCTCTTACTAGACCTGCTGGTGCGAACCACTGATCAGATACTGAATCGTTGAAGGCATATACTCCACCCATTACTGTAGAAGCACCTACCCATACTTGTTTTCCAACACCTTGAGCTTGTACTTTTACCCATGGCCAGTAAGCTGCTGCGAATGAACTGTTAAGTCCTTCAGCCTCTGCTGCTACTGTGCTT